CCTTTCTTTTTTTACCCAACAATATCTTTAATTAAGGGAAACGGGGCATTCCCACTTATCATTACTAACAAATTTTGCTTGTCGGCTGTCGGTATGTTCCAAATGGCAGTTAGAACATTCCGTCGCCTCTGCTTTGTTCATACAATGACATTTAGGACATTCCCAATCTGTTGTTTTGGCGATTACTGAGCTTTTACCTGCACCCAGCTCTTCAAGATAAGTAAGTATTTTAGCAATACCGCCAAAAATCAGGCATAATAATACTGTTGATACCCAGCATACAAGCATTAAAGTAAAATTAAAACTGCGGGTTACGGTATCAGTTAGAAAATTTGTATGTACGCTTTGGAAAACTGCGCCTAAAGCTATTCCTCCGACTGCACCAAGTATCAATAGTACGACTGTTATACCTTTGTAAAATTTGCTGTTCATAAAATCACTCCTCTGTTACATAATATAACAAAGTTTGTGTATTGTCAACAATAATTTTGTGTAACACCTATACAAGATTGTTTATAAAATCCTCTTCGGCGTCAAGTTCTGCTTGCTGTTCGGGAGAGAGCTTTTCCTTGATGTCAACAAGCTCTTTGTGCTCATTGTAAAAATCACGCTCCCATTTTTCAAGCTTTTTGCCCTTAGCACGCTTGCCTCTTATGTTCATTACCTGCGAGAGCAAGCCGTCGCCTACCTCACTGAAATAGCCGAGAAAAGTCCACCAATGCACATAGCTTGCAATCCTTGTTTCAAAGCCTGCGACCTTGTTAAGTGCTGGGAAAATAATGCTTTCGTCATAGCTCCAATCAATAATTTTGACTGGAGCTTTTTTCGATTTCGGCACATCTCCGCCGTCAAGAAACCACAATGCCTTTTTGAGTGCCTCCTCAACATTCTTTGGAACTTCCTTGTATAAGCAATTCAAGCATACTGCCGCTTTTTCGCAGTAGGTTAGCTCTTTGTCGGCATAAGCCTCGAAAATCAAGAGAGCAATACGAAAATCGGAATTAATCTCGTACTGCTCTCCGTCTATTTCAAGGCTTGTAGGAAGTAATCCAATCACTTTGCAAGCCTCTTTGCTTGATTGAGGTACTTCTCAATATGTTTGCTCTGCTGAGCGTGTGCGTTTTCAATGTCACTTACGATGACCGGCACAACGCAGTTGAGAAAGTTCTCAAAAATCATACTGCCATCATCACAGATTGAAAGGCAATTTACATCGCCAAACGCACCCTGACTTACACCTGCACCGAGAACATAGTCTATTTCTTTGCGGATTTCCTTGTCAACATCAAGAAAAATTTCAAAGGTTACATCCTCGGGTTTCATATTCTTGTACTTCTGCACAAGCTCTTCTGTGCGTTCTGTCAGCTTGTTGAGTCGCTCAACGAGTGAGTAGTCTGTGGTGTTAATCTTGATTACTGTGTTTTCATCATTGTTGATTGCATATGTTTTTAAGGGTGTTTTAAAATTCAAACTCTGCATAGAATCACTCCTTATACAGTTTCGGTAAATGTCGGTACCTTATCTGAGATTGTCGCTGTACCCTGCTTTCTGTTGCCGTCAAATGTTACATTAAACGGAATGTTTACACCGCCCTGCGCACCGCCGTATGACTGCGGTTTAACGATGCAGTCCTCAATCCAAGCATCATAAGGGCCTGTTTTCTTGTCAATGAGCACTTCAAGAATTTTGGTTTTGCAGTCGTCACCGGTAAGGCGGTTCATTGCAATGTCCTTAATTTTTGTATAAATACTGTCGCCTGTGTTTGCGTAGTATGTACCTGCGTCAAGGGTAGGCTCGTAGCCATTGTCATTTACAGAGGTTTCATCAAGAATGTTCTTTACTGTGCTTGTGTCCGGACTAAGCTCGACCGACATATCGTCAATGTCCTTGCCGATAAGATACCACTTTGGACTTTCGCCTGTGCCAAAGCTTGCGTCAATAAAATGTAAAAGGTAACTTCTTTTGAGTTTACCGATATCGGGTGTTGATACTGCCATAATAATTCCTCACTTTCAATTTTCAATAGTGTATTGGGCGGTGATTTGCAATTGGTACTGCACACCGCCGTTGTTGTTTTCGTCAGGTATGCTGTAAAGCATTCCGTTTGAGCAAGTGAGTTTTTTAAGCTCACCGTATAAAATGTTGTCGCCGACTTCAACTTCTATGTCACCCTCTGCGTTCCGTTCAAGCCACATTTGCAGCTCAAGCAGCATTCCGCTGTTTACAAGGCGGTCATAATCGTTGAGTGACTGGCAGGTTGCGTACAGGATAAAGGTGTGATTGCGTGTTTGATTTCCTAAAATGTCTTCGCTGACAAGCGTGTCGCCTGTCGGAGAAAGTCCAAAATCCTGTACTTTGTTTGCTGAATAATCAATGTGCACAAGCTCGCCGATTTTCGGAAACTCCTGCAAAATCGACCTCACAAGTTCGATTATATTCATTTTGCATTACTCCCTAATATTTTTGCCGCCGCCTGCAAAATTTCGCCGCTGCGGTCGGCTTTCATTCGCTCAAACCACATTTTACCCGCAAGCGGGTGCTTGTCCTTGCTGTAGTGAATATCTCTGCCTGTCAGGTGTTTTTTCTTGCCTTTAGGACTTCGCCAACCGATTATAATGCCGTCACCGCTATAGTGTCCGAATACGATATGCTCCGTACCGTCTTTTTCTCGCACGATCGGATAGTTAGGACCATACACCTTGCCATAGTAAAGATACCTTGCATAAGGTGTAACCTGTTTGATTTCTCCACTGCCTATAACGGTATGTATAGTTGCTGAATTTTCGAGTACGCCGATTTTAAAAGGTGTGTACGGCTTCATCAGCTTAATGCAATCCTCGTCAACCTCTTTTTGAGCAAGTAACAGGTTATTATTCAGATTGCCTGCAAAGTTCTTGCTCCACTTGAGAGAAAGAGTGCCGCTAACATCAGACGGCTGATTCACATTAAAAAGCATTTAATCACCTCGCAGATACTTTGATGTGCTGTAAATCCGCAGGGCCGTAAAGCAAACGGTCAATACTCATTACTGTGTGAATTTCGTATTTGTCACGCAAGGTTTTTAGGCTCTCTGATACGCTCCTGTCGCTTGAATTATCAAAGATGAAATTACACTCACCTTTTACAATAATGTCTTGAGAGGGGGACAGAGGGGATATATCAGCGTTTGGAAACAGACCGTTGCTCGGAAATAAAAAATCATTCGGAGCAAGAACAAGCGCATTTAACGGAATGTATATAGCTATTCCGTCAGCGTTCTGCATTCCGCTTTTAAGTACGTTAGCGGCTTTGCACTCCTGCCAATGGCAATGCGGAATAATAAGCCTGTCAAACCCTTTGCCGTTAAATCTGTAAAGGGTCATCATAGTATCCGTAAACATAATCAAACACCTCTGTACAAAAGGTCTGTGTCTGCAAGATACTTATATACTGCGGATTTAACACATCGTGTAAGTTGCTTTTTGCGAACCTCACAGCTTTCATACGAGCGTGACACATCTCCGACTTTTTCTGATGTTATGCCCTCACTGCCGCTCATATTATCGGCTTTATACATCAGCTCTGCGACCTCACAGCAACAAAGTTTCACAGGCTCGATTATATCCTTTGTATCGTCGATATTTGAGCCTGTGTAAGCATTAATAATAAGCGTTGCCTCTCTTGCATAGTAGGCAAAAGCGGAGGTAATGACCGCTTTTCTGCCACATAGATATTCGGATTTATAATAATTTTCGTCAGCGTAAGCGGTCATACTTCACACTCCTTTAAGACTTAACCGCTGTGTGACAGTAAATACCGGCGGTCTTGTTTTCGTACACATCCGCAATGCCTACCATTCTGTAACCGAACTTGTAACCGTCCGAGTCCTGATTTACCGACGGTTCAATTACCTTAGTGTCAAGGTGCTTAGTAAACTGGATAAGGGCAGGCTTATGAATAATCATAAAGTTGATGTTTGAGGCGGCAGTGGCTTTCTGATAGCCGCCCTTGGTCTTGCCGCTTGATGTGCCGTCAAGCTGTTCAATCGCTGTATAAAAGCGTGTCTGTGGCACTGTGATAATCTTAGCAAATCTGCTGAGAACCTCTCTTGACTTTGTTGTGTCCAAATCCTGCACAAGTCCGTAAAGAGTTGGTGTAATGTAAAGGTAACGCTGCTCGTACGGAACTTCGTCCTCGTCCATCTGAGTAGTACCTTTGCGGAGTGCTTCAATTACCGCCGCCCCTGTGGTAAGGTTTGCAGGTGTGGCAGAGGTAATACCTGCGTGACTTGCGTATGCGGCAAAGCGGAATGCGTCAAGCTCCGGCACAACCTTTGTGCGGATAAACTCGCCCGAAAGTCTGCCGAACGCAACGCCTGCGGTTTCGATATTGTCCATTGTGTCCACATTGAACATTCTGCCTCGATCAAAGTTGCATTTTACAGTTTCGTTTGTGAGTGTAACATCGCCGTTCACATAACCGCTGTTACGACTGTAATCCGCAAGACCGTCCATTGAAATCATCGGAATAATAAGCTCGTTTGAGTTTGCACCTGCTGTTGCAAGATCGGTCGCACCGTCAAGCTCGCTTGTAAGTGCCGACTGCTTATAAACCTCATCGAGTAAGGCCGTGTAAGTTTTAAAAAGTGCAATAGAATTTGCCATAAATTTTCACCTCATTAATTATTTTTCGTCTGTACTAAGTCCCATTGCCTCTCTCATACTTGCAAGAGGGTTTGACTTAATACCTGCGTTTCCTGTATTCTTTACAGGATTTTGGAACGGCTCATCAGAACCGAACATATAGCTGTTTTCGGATTTCACGCTTTCAAGAGCCTTAGTAATATCGTCTGCCTGATTTTTTGATGTTTTAAGACTGTCAAGGTCAAGCAAAGCCTTAACCGCCGTTGCGTTTCTCGCACCGCTCTTTGAAATAGCACCGTCAAGTACAGAGTTAAACTCCATATCCGCAATTTTTGTTTGATACTCGGTTTCTTTGTCTTTAAGGCTTGTGTTGAGTTTTGCAATCTCGCTTTTAAGATTTTCGACATCTACGCCCTCAAACTCTTTAAGTGCTGTCTGAGCTGTTTCAAGCTGTGATTTGTAATTATCTCTTGCGGTTGTGATTTTTTCAACCTCTGCAACAGTCTTGTAATTTGCAAGCACCGCCTTATCAAACTCTGCCTTTTTCTCATCGGGAATCGTAATACCGATTTCAGAGAGAAGTGTGTGTATGTTCTTCATAATATAAATCCTTTCTGCATAGCTTATATTCCGCTTTGCCTGCGGTAGAAATTCAGCCGTATAAACCAACGGCGGGGTAAAATAAAAGCACCTATGCAATCAAATGCAAGGGTGCTTAATCTGCTTTATTTTTGTTGTCTTCAACTTCAATAACAAAACCTCGGTCAATAAGGCTTTTCGCTCGGTCTTTGGTACATTCAAAGACTTCATTGACAGGTCTGTTGATAAGACCGTTCATTTTATCGTTAAACGACACAACTACTTTTACTTTCATTCTGTCACCGCCTTTCTGATTTTGGGTATTAAAAAAGCACTCAATCCGATTGATTAAGTGCTAATCTCTGTATGAAATTCACGCATAACAAAACCGCCCACAAGGAGCGGTTAGTCTTCTTCCAAGTAGTCAAATTCACTCGACATTGAGCGTTCTTTTTCTTCGTCTGTTAATGTAGAAAGAAATTCTTCCATACATTTTATTTGCAATTCAATAGGTCCGTCGATAATTGCGTTTCTTGATTTATTTTCTTCCACTCCAAATCACCCCAGCTTTTGATTTATTTAGCAAAGTTTTAACAAATCTATCTTTTTCCTCATCGGTTTCCTTAACCACTATCTTCTTATACAATCTATTACACTCAAGAGCAAATCTATTGTTGTCAAAATCATCGGTTTTAGTTAAATATTCAACTGTGCCGTTGTTTTTTACAATAGTAATTGTTCTAACATTTTTATTTGCAAATACATCCAAATCGTTCATAGAATAACTACTGTTTCTCGGATGATTATGTAAAATAGTTAAATTTTTTCCTTTTGTCTCCAAGTATGTGCCAAAGTCAATTTTTTCATCAGAACCTGTAAATGGTTTATAGTCAACCAATCCGTCGCGAAAAACAAATGCAACTTCTTTATTGTCATTTTGTTCTTTTGAAAATTTCAAAAGTTCCTTATGTTGTTTTTGAATTTCAACCCTTTGTTCTTCAGAATATCCGGCAATATCAACTTTCGGCACTCGCTCGATAGCTTTATCTGTTATTGGCGTAATAGGCTTTTTATTTTCCTCTTTTATTATACCACTACCGCCCGATTTTTCAACACCGAATTTACCTTTAAAGGTATGATTTTCTGTGTTTTTAATCGGCAAAGAAGTAGTTTTTATTCCGCCTATCGGTGAACTGGCTTTTTTAGGCTTTGTAATACCCTCAACGCTGCTGCCGCCAACCGTTACCCTGTCCCATTGTTGAGAAAGTCCGACGCTTTTTGAGAAGTTCACATATTCATCGGAAGTTTTTACATATCTTGCACGAGCGTTAATTATTGCTTGCTCGTCAGCCTCGCCCTCTTCAAGCAATTTTATTTTCTGTCTTTGCGCCCGCATTGCGGTTTCAAATCTGCGCTGTCTTTGGGTTGCCTCGTACTTTGTGTATGTCTTGCCGTTGTATTCTACAGGCTTGTTTTCCTCTGCGTTCATCTTGTCGAGCTGTTCATCTGTGTATGTGCGTGGAGTTATGCCGGGAGTGAAAGGCGAATATGAGTGATAGCAGTTTGCGCCGCAAAGTCCTGTTACCGTGCCAAGTCCGCACACACTCTCAAGCTCTTCTTTGCTGTAAACTCTACCTTGCCACACCTGATGGCTCGGTCTTGCTCCGCTGTGCCACGATACCTCAAAGTAATTTGTGCCGAGTTTTTCGGCGTTTCCCTCGTTGATTTTGCCCACAACCTGATTAAGCCCTGTTGACACCGCACGCCTTGCCGCAACGGTAACTCTGTTGCTGTGACCGCTTGCATAGTCAACCGTACGCAATCCGCTGTTTGTCATTTCGGTTACGGTTTTTTCGAGTACGGTATTATAATCACTCGCACCGCTTGCAATTTCCGTGACGGCTTTATCAAGTGTTTCTTGATAATAGTCTGCAACGGGAGTAAAGCCCAAACTGCCGTCAGGCTGTCGCTTTGCAAAGCCCATTGACTGTGTAATGTTTTTACATTCGTTTTGTGTCTGCTCTTGTACGGCCCTCACAAATTGCTGTAGTGGCTCGTTTTCTGAATATGGTATAAACTCCTTGCCTTGTTCAGTAAAAGCGTTCTCCGCCTCGTTATATCCGCTTTCCGTTATATTTGTAAAGATGTTTTCAACTTCTTTATTGCTAAGGTTAAGTGTCCTTGCGACAATGTCTTTGATTCGCTTTTTGCTTGTACCTAAATCGTATAATCTGCTCATTTTATAGCCTGTTGACGGTATAATCTCCGCAGCTTCAAGTAACATTCTTACTATTTCCGTCATTATGCTCATTTGCAGGCTGTCAAAAATTTGCTCGAGCGCAATCGGGATTGCCTCTGTAACTTCGGGAGTAAACATCAGTCAACAACCTCCGAGGACTGCGGCAGGTTCTTTTTTGCCGTCTTTTCGTCCTCTCCGTACCATTTCATACGATACTCATCGGGTCGCATAATTCCAAGACTCAAGTCCTGAATATCCTGTGTGCGTTCAGTCTGTTCATCGGTGAGAATACTGTCCTTAAAGTCACAAACGAATGTGTAACCGCTTGTTGTCAGCGAATTGTAAAAGGCGAGAGCATACACCAAATCGTCAAGACAATATTTAAGCTGTTTCTGAATTGCCGATACCGTGTTGTACTTTCGGTTCTTAGCCGATAATATCTCCGTAGCCGTCTTTGCGACAGTGTCGGGGTCGGATAGGTCGCCATATGCAAGACCGACCGAAAATTCAAGTCTGCGAAGATATGTATTTAGCCCGTCCGTAATATCAGATTGACGAATTGCAGGAGAAAAATCTTTGAACAATTCATTATCTCCGAGGTCAACATCTACAGCTTTGTAAAGTCTTTTGTTGAGTTTTTCAGTACCCTCTTTCTTGAAAGCTGCGGCATCAACATGTATTGCCCTTTCGCCGCTCTCAAACTCCCAATCAAGTCTGCCGAATTGTGTGTCTATTTTACGAATAAGATTTATGTCATTTGCGTAGACAGAAACACCGCAAGATGAGCCGTCAATCGTGTTTTTAATCGGTGTGCGAAAATAACCGAAAGCAGGGCGGAGCATTGCAGGGTATGTAACAGCATTTGGCAGGCTTGCCCACTCGTCAACTGCCGCAAGCGGAATTTCTCTTCCAAGTTGCCCCTCACTTGCAGACACATAAGCGGTGTTGGTAATTGTCAATCCCTTTTCGGTATCAAGGCTGTGATACTCAAGCCTTGTGTAATAGTTGTCGCCGATTTTCTTAAATTCAGGAAAGATGACTTTTACAAGCCTATGTCTTGCATCAAATTCAATCGGCACAAAGGCATTTGCGGAAATATACTGCACCTTGTCGCCGCCTAATGGTTTAATCACCATTGCGCCTGTTGCAAGTCCCGACTGCAATTCGGAGTTAAGGTCTTCCGTTGCGGTTTCAAAGATTTTCTGCAATTTGTCATTGCTTACGCTTGCAGTCATTTCGTTAAGCGTGATGTTTGCAAACTCTCTTGTAATCGCCTGCTCAAGCCTTAAACTTATAACGCTGTCGGAAAGCCAAAAAGCCTGACCCGCAAAGCATTTCTGCCAAAGCTCAATACTTGAGAGCATATCGTCTGTAATTGCAGGCTTAATGCCAAGTGCCTGCTTAATGTCTTTCAGCGGAAACAACCTCTGCCACACTCCTTTCAGATAGTTTAAAAATTGCATATTACACCGCCCTTATAAATCTTTTCATATCCCGTTCAAATGTGTATTCAAAACCGTCAAGGCTGTCGATGTCGGTTGAGCCATCGTCAAGTCTTTCGTCAACAAGTTTTTTATCGTTCCAAACAGCCTCACAAAGAGCCGTTTTCAGCGTATCGCAGCCGTCAGTGTAAAAGAACCTGCCTGCACCCATAAGTCGCAGCAGGCATTGAATACGGTCCTGTACTGGGTATTTGCGTGCGGGTCTGACTATGGTATTTGGAAAATGCTCCTCAAACGCTCTTTTAATTCCTCGACCGAGTACAGTTTCGGCATTATCCCAATACACAAAGTCCACAACACCGCATAAATCAAAAACAGACTGTGCAAAATTAATTGCCAGCCTGTCAATATCGTTTCCGTCGTATTCACCGAAGTGTCGTTCGCTTTTCAACGCTATTAAATTATTGTAGCCTCTTGTCTTTGCCGTTGCCACAAATGCGTGGCCCGATTTATTGCCGCCAAAGTCAATGCCGATTGTTACTTCTTCAAGTTCCGATTTCAAAAACTGCCTGTATGGTAAATCCGTGTTGATTTTGTCTGTAATTTGACAGTAAAATTTTTTGGGATTATCGGCAAATCTGCGGTAAATCGCACCCTCTGCACGCACCCATTTCCCGAGTATAAGGCGGTCATAAAAAATAGTACCCTCGTACTCATTGCAGAGATTTTTTACAAACTCCTCGGATAAGAATTTATTATCGAAAATTGTGTATTCCTGCAAATAAATATCTGCGTCACTGTCAATAAACTTTTTCAGCCAATGCGTAGGGTGTTCGGGGTTTAAGCTGCCGTCAAAGCACGAATAAGGCTTGTCAAGTCGGGATTTGAGCATATTGAAAACATCTTCGTTCCACTTTGCAACCTCATCACCGTAAATATATTTTGCCGACGCACCCTGAATTTTAGCAACCTGACTGACCTTTTCCGCACCCAAACAGTACACATCTTCACCGCACACTTTTGCAATGTTTCGGCTGTTAATCGTACCGACAACATCAGAGGTGTAACGCTCTCGCATAGGCTGCAGTACATTTCGCTCAATGGTTTCTTTTGACACGCCTATGATAAAGCACAAACCGTCCTTACCGATTCGCTCTCGAATACGCATAGGCACAATACAGGTGACATCAACAAAACTTTTGCCCGAACGCACCGCACCGCTTTTTATGTTCCAACGATGTGTAGCGTTTGCGATATATTCTTTTTGCTTAATCGTGTACGGCATTGTTTGTGCTCCTTTCTGCGTCATCTTTGATTTCTTTCAAAATGCTGTCGAGCTTGTCAAGTGCGGTCTTGTCGGTTTCCTCTTTTTGCTTATCACGCCACTTGTCGGGGCGGCGGTTTTTCAGCCAAAATATTTGTGCCGTTGTGTTGCCCCCAAGAGCAGAGGATAACAACGCATTTTCAACTTCATAGTCCACAACCTCTTTGCCCTTTTTTAAGGACTCCGAAATCTCCGAATACTTTTTCTTCCACTCATAAAATGTTGATACTGTAATTCCTATATTCTTAGTTATCTGCTCATCGGTCAAGCCGTCCCTTGCCCAACCCTCAAGCAGTAATAAATTTTCTTCTTTAAGCCATTTTTCATACTTTCCTTTTGCCACCGTCACCACCTCTCTTTATGTAAAAATAAGCAAAAGAAAAGAGAGTACTAAATGCACTCTCCATTAATCAGTATTAAGCGTTAAAGCATTAATTCTGTCATTCGTTAAAGCATTAATTCTGTCATTCAATTCTATCAGTGTATTTTTCACATTTATATAGTCTTTAGGTGTAAAAGATTTATCGTTCCTATTATGAAGCATCACATTGTTTGCTCTCGATAATCTTTGATAACATGAAACAAGTAAATCAAGATCATCTGGATAATTCCCCAATGCATCTTTGCATTCCATAACCAGCCGTGCAAAACTACGTTTATTGAGGCCACAATTTAATTCATCGCTAACATTTTGCGTATTAGAAAGCAGTCTTATTGAGTCTTCCATAGCATCTAACTTTGAATATATTGATTTCATCATAATTCTATCGAAAACGACCTCATCAACTTTGGAATTATCCACTTTTGCATTTGCTAAATTGACTATGTTCATTAACGAAAATGAACCATTTTTATAAGTTTCCTTTATCGCATTAGCAATATCATCTTTTGCCTTCATAACATTTTCATACAATCTATCTTTCTTATAAAAAACAGTATTAATTCCTGCTACATCAAAAATTTTATCAGTAGCATCATCCTGTACCAAAACTACTTTTTTACCATAGGCTTGTCGAATTCCTAATTCATACATAACATTCGGATTTCTTGAACTTAAATCACAAATTGCCATATCACATTCAACTAAATTTTTCAAAATTTTTTTCATTATCGAATCACATATTTGATTACTGTCTGCTCTTATAGGTTCAAACTCCGCCTCTTTGACGGCAGGAACAATTATCTGTTCGTATATTTTATCAAAATGGCCTGCAGGGTATTTCGGTTGGTCTGATATAGGCATTATAACAAAACAGGTTTTTACCTTATTTTCTTCGCTCATATGCAACTCTCCTTAGTTGTAATATATCACTAATCTATCATATTATTTGACACAATTCAACGGATTTTACATTTTTCTGTAAACCGCACAATTAAGAAAGTAATAATTTGTATAAAATAACCACACACAACACAGACCGCCCTCAAACGAGAGCGGTCTGCCGTTATTTTTGAAAAAGGAGAACTACAAAATGCCTCTTATCGTCAAACTTTTACGATACTATTATATCACAGTCAATAGTGACTTTGTAATGGCTTTTAGGTGGCCAATTTAAATATTTTTTCAAATTCTTGCAAAGCTCTGCCGTGAAGTCTAAATACCCAACGCTTATTTAAGTGCATAACATCTGATACACCACTCCAAGTGCGACAATTAAAATAGTATTCTATAAGAACACGGCGATATTTTTCTTCTGAAATTTGAATTATAATCTTATATGTCGACATTATTAATTTATTACACATTGTTTTCTTTTCATTTAACAAGTTTTCAATATCAATTACCTCATCAATAGTTTGATTACTTGAATTAGATTTACTGCTTTGCACACGTTCTGTCAAAGCTGTGTTTTGAAGTGATTCTGCCTGTTGCTTAAGTTCTGCTAAATCTTTTTCTTTTGCAATAATATCCAAATGTAAATCTCTAATATTTTGCAAGTATTCTTTCGCTGTCAAGACATTAATCTCCTTTCAAGTCTTTTAATTTTTTTATTTTTGTAATCATTAATTTTATCTTCACTTTTATAAAAAATCATCTTGCACTGTTCAAGCATAATCTCAACATCTGCCATTTCTTCAAAAATATTATCAACAGATTCAAGTGATATTTTTTCTTTAGTATAATTTAATCTTATAAGGCTTTTACACAAAGCCTGCGATAATTCAGACAGTTCCTCAACTGTCTTTATCACTTGATTTACTCTACCATAGCTATCAATAGCCAATTGCATAATTTCTTTTGATTCCATTGATTTTTATTCTCCTTTCTTTAACGTGAAAAAGGCATTGCTTTGTATGTTTTGCAAAATGGTCTTAGTTTTTCTTTTTTACAAATAAACTTCTTCTGCACTTTGCACTCAAAACACGATTTATCGTAATATTCACAAGTTGAACATCTTTTGTGTTTCTGTCTGTATTCATTGGGCATCATTATTATCATTCCTCCTCATTAAACATACCGAGTCGTTGTGCTAATGCCATAACAGAATTTACAATCAAATATAAATCTCCGCCACTGATATTGCACATAGTGTAACCAACATGGACGCTTTCATTGTCTGACTCGCTAAAATCAATAACAAGTCCTTTTTTAATTACCTCTGTGCCGTAGTTTTCATAGTTTATTGTAATATTTTTAACATCTTTATTATCCATTTTTATTCTTCTCCTCTCAATAATTCTCGGTTATCGTAGATGTTGCCGATAACTTCAATATCTCTTGAACAATAGTGTCTGCCTAATCCATCATAGATTAAATTATGCACAAATCCAAATTCAGTTTCATCAACATCGTACTGAACGATTCCATAGTCGTCACCATCCGAGCGGTAAAGAAAATCAATAATATCACCCTCAAAGATTTTCGTGCCATTCTTGTCAGTCATTCCTGTGTACTGTCCGACTGTTTTGGGGTCAATCTCAAATGCATTTATAATTCTTTGATTTGGCTTTCTTTTGCTTGCTTCCATACAATATCTTCCAGCCGTTATATATGCTTTATTATAAAAGCTGTCATAAAAATAATAGCCATAAGCCCACTCTCCATTATCAATGCGTTTACCTCTGAATAATATTTCTCTCATAATATCCTCCTTTTAAATTCTTCCAAGCCTTTCGAGTGCCGTATATTCTCCGTAGCTGTAGTGTGTGCCGTGCCGCTTATTATACAAATTGATTTTCTTGCATTTTTCTTCAAGTGTATCGGGTTTATTGTAATTGCGTGCGGCTGTTTTTCTTAATTTGCTGTTTTTGATAATTTCTCTGTGCTGTTGCTTTCTCATTTCAACACCGCACTCGGTGCAGTATTTTTGATTTGCACTTCTTTTTTCAAATGCTTGCATACATAATTCGCAGATTGCCTGTTGTTTCATTGTTTCATCTCCCTTACCTTTTCGCTTATTCTTTCAACAAATCCGTTCTCATTTGTTAATAGCTCTATCGTTTGCAACGCAAGGCTTAGCATTTCGTCTTTGGTTGCCGCCTGCTTGTACATCTTGCGAACGAGATCGGCGGATTTCTTTATATTGTCCTGTATTCTCGTACACAGTCTTAAATACTCCTCGCTCTCATCGTTGTACTGTCTGTACTCACTCTGCAATTCCTGTTGAAGTTTCAGGCAAGTAATCATGTCCCTCCCCTTGTGGCGGTTGTTGTAACCGAGTTTTGCAAGTTTTGAAAAGTATTTGTATTCGGCAGGCGGATAGTCGGTATAATCAAGCTGACCGTCAATAGCTTTATCCTCAAGCCTTGCAAACTCTGTTTTGTCTTTAAAATTTGGTTTCATATATTCCTCCCTGCGGAGGCTTGTGGTGGGTTGAAGCCATTTTTAAATAACCCTTTATATATATAATATTTTTTATTTTCTTATACGAAAGGTTATAAAACCCCTCAAACCCTCCTCAAGCCACCACACTAACATTCAGAACGAATAGAAATACCGGTGAAATAATTGTAATTTCTTCCCTTTATCTTCTCAAATCGTTTTGCAATCTCGGTGCTGAACTTGGTATTTGACATACAATATTCGTTGTTGCTGTCTGCCCACGATACATAGGCGGCATACAGTGTACTCGCCTGTACAGTGCCCTCAAGAGTACATTTATCCTCGATAAAAGCAGAAATAACATCCATTTCACGCCTGTACTCTCTCACGCTCTTTAATACAGCGGCGGGCATTTGCAGGCCCTCTCTCTGCCACATCAGACAGCCGTCAATGCACCATTTAAAAATCCCTGTCATCTCCGCCTTTAGCTTATGCGTAAGGTTCTTATCCACCTTGTCCTCGGGTATCTGCACATCGAACGGTATCATATGTATTCTTCGCCAAATGCCTGTGTCTGTACCTCTGATAATAGGTTTATGGTTTGTCGCCATCCATAATTTGAACTCGGGTTTAAACTCAAATTCCTCACTGTACAACTTTCTTGCTGTTACCGTATCGTCACCGGTAAGCTGCTTTAAAAGTCCCTCATTCAGCCGCACACCCTCATTTGGCTCTACCGATGTAACAAGTCTTGCGCCCTTTAATCGTGCAATGTCGCTGTTTATGGCATTGCTCTGCGAGCTTTTCACCATAATGGTTTCGGGCTGAATATTCGCCGCATAATCGCCAAAAACATCTCTTATTACATCAATAAAAGTACTCTTGCCGTTTCGACCTGTACCGTAAAGAAAAAATGCACATTGTTCCGCCGTTGAGCCTGTCAGACTGTAGCCTACCGCCTTTTGAATGTATCTGATTAAGTCCTTGTCGCCTGCAAAAATATCGTCAAGGAACGCAAGCCAACGAGGGCAGTCGGCAGCTTCGGCGCAATCGACCGAAGTAATCTTTGTAAAGTAATATTCGGGGTTATGTGCCTTTACATCGCCGTTTTTCAGATTAATAATTCCGCTTGGCGTGTTGAGTGCCATTTTGTATCTGTCCATTTGTATCGGCAAAATCGGAAGATGATGTTCAATTTCGTTGAGCATTGCTTTTTTTGACTTATTTGAACGGCTTGATTTCATATGCTTTTCAAATGCTTTCGCCATATCTCCGCCGCTCTCTTCATCAGCCTGCAAGTAAAGCTTTGCCTCGGCTTTCATAGCCTCAACGCACTTATCTGCCATTCTTAAGATAACACCGAGATTGTCGACGCTCCACCTCATTGAATTATAAAAATACCATTTCTTTTCCGTATAGCAGTAGCGAACATTTTCGCCAAACAGGTCAACAAACCTTTCTGCGTTGCCCATATCGTCAAATGTATATGCACGCATTTTTTCTTCGTCAACAGTCTGAATAACCTTGCCGTTGCCTATTGAAATCGAATAATCGTTTTGTTTTTTAGGGTTATAGGTCTGACTGCAGCCGGATATTGCTTTTTGCAGGGTGATTACTCCGTATGTAGTGCCTGACTGCTTTCTATCCCACTTGTCACGCATTAAACCCGATTGGCGGAAAATTGCGTCCATTTTTTCGGCATCGCAGCCGCACCAAAAGGCAAGCATATTGCAAAATGCCATATCCGCCTCGCTCTGTGATGAGTAAGCCGAAAAGTCACCGCTGTACAGAGCCTTGAAAAGACTGCCGTTCTTAGCGCTGCAGGCGGCTCTGACGATGTCATCAACGGAATTTAAATTGACCGTAATATTCTTGTTCGGCTTAGGCTCTGCCGTCTTGCCGAGATATTTGGAGTGCAACGGCTTAACACTCTCGGTACAATCGTTGATGTATCCGTATTCCGAGCAGTAGTTTCCTGTCACAACGAAAAATCTGCCGTTCTCGTACATTTCAAAACCGCCCGAATCATTCTTTGCCTTTCTTCTGCCCTCGGGAAGAGTTCCCTTGCAGATTATATGAACGCCTGTTTTGCTCTGCGAAAATTCTGTGTAGCTCTGCAAAGTGTTCACAAACTCGCTGATTATGTTGTCAGCTCCGCCGTTTTGGTAGTCCTGAATGTCATTCGGCATATCGTCAAGGTCAACACCGAAAAACGGCGAATTTGAGAACATAAAGCCTATGCCCGAATACTTGCCCGACTGCCTGACAGCGGTTTCAAAATCCGACCAAGTGTCCGAGTTATTCGGCATTGCAAAGCCACCCGTTCTTGGATTTATCGGCTTCTTAGAAATGCCACTGTGCGACTTCGGATCAGGGTATGCCTGCCAACACACCCAATTTTTATAGCCTTTTAATTCCTGCGGAATTGCACTGTATTTATCGTTAAAATTTGTAAATCCCATATTTTATACCTCCTTATGGATTCTTATGGATTTCATATGTACCGACTTAAAATTCAAAAGTTGCATAAATTAGTGCAATTTCCGTAAAAATTTTCTGAATTAAAACGGTAAATCATCATCAAGCGGCATATCCGTAAAGCCTTGATTTGTCGGCTGTGCAGATGCATAGTTTTGCTGTGGCTGTGCATAGGCTGTAGCTGTATTGGTTGTCGTCTGCTTTGGAATATGCTTTACAGTCGGATATTTTGTAGGATTTCTCCAGCTTACTCGCTCCTGTGTTTTTCCGTTGTATTCTTCGTGCTTTATAGTTACACGCATTGGCTTATTGACAAGCTCACCGCAGAATTGCTCAAGGCTGTCGTACTCCTTGCCATCAGGAAGTCCTGCCGCCTTGCCGAGTGCCATAATCTGACCATAGCTGTATCCCTTGACCTGCAAGTCTGCGTTTGTAGGCTCTTTCTTCTTCCACAATGTATCAAATATATATCCGTTTTTATAGTTCTGCTCAACATCATTTCTGATTACCATTGAAATATTTAATTTATTTTTTACGATTTTATTACCGTTAGAATCAGTTGTATTGTACTCTTTCTCCTCAACCTTAGCGATAAGGCACTCATAATCGCCCTCAGGCTTGATTGAGCTGCCCTGTGTTGCTTCGTTCCAGTTTGATTTAAAACCCATGATTATTCCTCCAAAATTAATTTAATTGCTTCATTGGCACTTCTACATATTCCTGCTACCGCACCGTTAAATTTCATCATCTGTAAAAAGTTATGCTGCTTTTCGGTTGCTCTGCCTTTTGCTGTTTTAACCTCAATGAATACCGCCTTGCCGTCTGATTTTCTGACACCGAATAAATCAGAAAAACCCGGTGGTACACCTGTGCTGAAATATCGTCCGTCCTTTGTGTAACCCTGTCCGACATTGATACGAAAAATATCGCAGTACGGTGCAATTGCAAGGCGGATTTCATTCTGTATAGCGTGTTCTTCTGTCAAGCTATCAATCCTCTCTTTCGTGCTTGATAATACGCCCAGCCGGGCTTATAGCCGTGTGTTTTTGCGTAAACAAGTAAATCGTTGTAGCTGCCGCAATCAGATGGTGAACTGAAATCGAGCTTAAAGCCCTCAACCTTTATAAGCTCTGCGGCAGTATCAAAATCAACCTTTCGCTCTGCTGTCGGAAATTCATATCCGCATCGAGGGCATACGGCTTTCTGCCCCGGTGGTGGTGCAGAGAATGTAAAAAAACACTCGGGGCATTGCTTGACCTTTGTTGCCTGCTCGTCCTCAAGTTTTTTAACACTCTTTTTCTCTCGTTTTTCAAGTGACCACACTCTGTCATCATCAGGCATTCCGTGTCTTGCATAGTTGCCCACATGGTCAATGATTACCGCCCTTTTGTTCTGTCTGTATCGCATACATCGCATTGACTGCTGGATGTAAAGCGTAAGGCTGTGAGTAGGTCGGAGCAGAATTGTACATTCGCAGTCGGGCACATCAAAACCCTCTGAAATCAAATCCACATTGCAAAGAATTGTAATTTTTCCGCTGCGAAACTCGTTTATAATCTGTTCTCTCTGCACCTTCGGAGTTGCTCCGTCAATATGCCTTGCGGATATACCCGCTTCGCAAAATGCCTGTGCGGTTGCCATACTGTGTTTGACAGTTGAACAATAGCACACTGCTTTTTTGCCGTCTGCAAGCTGTCTGTAATACTTGATTACATCTCCGAAAACTGTATTTTTAGTCATTGCTTTTTCTATCTCGGAGGCGACATATTCGCCCATTTTGGTGTGCAGTCCTGTAAGGTCGGCAACACTCGGAGCATAGTAATCATACGGGGCAAGGCAGTTATGCTCAATGAGCCACTTGGTACTTACTCCTACAATCAGCTTGTCGTTGACATCACCCAAGCCATCACCGTTTAGACGGCAAGGTGTTGCGGTTACTCCGACCCTCGGAACATCTGAAAAATATTCATAAATGCGTTTGTAGCTTTGTGCAAGGCTGTGATGATTTTCGTCCGTAATGATTAACGCAGGCTTAGGAAGTTTTTTAAGCCTGCGTGTAAAGGTTTGTACCATACCAATCTGACATAAATCCATAAGCACACCCCAGCGGACAAAGGTTCTGAATATTTGGTCAACAAGCTCTCTCCTGTGAACAAGGAACAGCACCCGTTTACCGTTCCAAGTTGTTCGTCTTGCAATTTCTGCGACAATGCAGGACTTTCCGCCACCGCACCCAAGGACAATGCAAGGAGCTTTGTAACCCTCTCGCCAAGCTTGCCTTACTTGCTCCACAAGGTCATTCTGATACGGTCGAAGCTGCATTTCCGGCACCCTCTCTCTGCTTTTCCTGTTTCTTCTGCTTTATCAGCTTTGCGACACACTGCATACAGAGCTGTCTGCCGTAATTTTTGGTTGTGCCGTCAATGATCTGCTTAACGGTGCGTTTACCGTCAGAAAGTATCGGTGCTTTGCACTCATCGCAATACTGTTCGGGTTGCATTGAATAGTATGTTCTCAATGCTTCATCAACAATTTTAAGGTCATTTGATATGTACATTGAATCAAACAAGCCTATCGGACTTTTGCAAGTGTCGTTACCGTCTGTTTGTGTTGCAAAAAGATACTTGCCGTCAACAACAACCGTTTTCAAAACTGTGGTAAACATTCCCTCAACCGAGATTTTTTCGTCAAGCAGCTTACCGATTGTTTTAGCTTTTTGTCTGCCGTTTTCGTCGGTATCAATATGACTTAAAAAATAAACAATTGTATCGCTTGGTAGAGTTTCAATCTGTTTCACAAGTTCCCAAAAATTTTTGCCAATGTCGGTAAACTTCTGAAAGCCTGTTTCCTTGGCTCTTCTCATATACTCGTTAGCCATGAGATACTGTGCGTCATCAACTGCAATCGACTTACATTTCTGCTTTTTGATAAAGTCCTCAATATCAATGTAGTTATCAGAGTTGATTGATGAAGCAAATTTTGTTCTGAACGGGAGTGATTTTCCATTCACATTCACAAGAGCAAGTTCATCTGCTTTGAAATTTCTTAAAGAGGCAGATTTTCCGCTGCCTGAATATCCTAAAACCAATATAGGTAATCCCATAAATAACACCTCACTTAATACTCAACGACTGTTTGCTTTCCATATGCACAAACGGGATTTCTTCGCCCTTTTTGCAGAGAGCCTTGACATCATTCTTTTTCACTTCGGGCATACTGTATTTCAAAAGGTGGGCAAGATTGTGTTCCTCTGCCCAGCTGACAAACTCGGCTTCATTGTCAACAATAAGGCTCGGTGCGTTGTTTCTGATTGATACAACTGCGTGCGGCATATCTACCTTGCTCCTGCCGATTGCTTTCATTGCGTTAAGAAGATATGCAACGAGTTTTTCAACCTCTCGCTCTTTCTGCGACTGCCTCTTAGCGATTGCAGATTTCTCAAGCTTGAGTATATTAGCCTCGGCTTTAAGCTGTTTGATGTAGACTGCAATGCTTTCTGCTTTCTCGTCAAATTCGCCCTCAATGCCCTCGAGTGTATCAAACCACGCTGTAAGCATTTTTTCTTTGTATGCCTCAACATCTTCGATAATGTCGCCGTTGCCGTCAATCGGCTGACCGTCTGCGTCAGTATCGGGTTCATATTCGTTTATGTCTTCAAATTGGCTGAATAATTCAGCAAAGCTTTCAGTAAGTTCATAAAGTTTCATTGTTGCTCCCCCTTAAAGATTTATGTTTTGTGTGGCAAGTGCTTCTATTAAATGTTCAACCTTGCCCTTGAAAAATTCCTTGTCCTGCGACTGTTTTGCAAATTCAAGCATGCGATTAAAGCTGTCATATGCGATCGAAAAATACGCCTTAAAGACATCCTTGTCATCTGATGTACCGTCAGCAGTCTGAACATTTTTCAGCCTTTCTTCATACTCCTCTTTCTGTCTGCGAAGAGCCTCTTGCTTTTCGTCCTCAAGCTGTTTCCTTACGATTTTTTCGTTCTCACGATATTCTGCTTCGAGTTCGTCATTGCGTTTGATGTTCTCACGCTCAAGTGCTCTGATGGTTTCGTTCAGTCTGCGCTCATTATCGCTCGGCTCTGCAACGGCAACCTCAATAGGGCGGCTTTCAAGTTCTTTTATTTTAGCCTCAAGCTCACTGTTTCGGTTTTGCTCTTTAGTCAGCAGTCTGTCAACTTCTGCTTTGTTCTGACATACTTCCTTAAAATCAGTCTTGAGATAGTTGTTGCTATTCTGCAAGGTTTCTTTCTCATCATTGAGATTTGATTTTTCAACCTTTAATTTCTCAATTTCTGCCTTTAACTGCTTGACCGTTGTGTTTTCAATGTCAAGCTTTTCGGCGATTTCTGCCTGTTCGGGTTCGCTGATAGTGGCAAGCAACATCAACTTACTTTTGCTAATTTGTGCAAACGTTTGCACATTTTCAGTGTTTATTTTTTCTACAATAGAAATATAGTTATAAACATTTCTGCGTTTCATACCTACTTCATTCTCGCAGTACTCCTCAAAATTCGTGTAGCCAAGCTCCTTGTACAGCTTGTTGTCACGCATAGTCTTGAGTCCGTTGCACATATCCCATATGTTCTGCTGTGCAAGGTTTGCGCTGACAAGAATTTTCTGATGCAGCTCTATTGCTTGCTTATGCTGTTCGCTTACTGTTATTTCTGACATTTTTTATATCCTCCAAAAATTTAGTATATTGCTGTTCAAATTCAACAATTTCGGGTGGCTTTTTATAATTCGACTCTCGTTCGTTTTTGTAGCCGTGACATTGCACTATCGTCAGGCTTTTGGGATTTACTTCAATCGTGAAGTAAGGAATTGACGGTGACGCTTTATGCCGAATAAACAGGATTACTGTGTCACCTCTTGCGTGACGGTTTACATATCCGCCGACACAATGCTTAAGAATTTTTCCCTCTGAAATAATTTCTTCGCCTGTTTCAGGCGCAAGCATTACAAGATTTTGCGTGTCCATCAACAGAGGCTTAAGAGTTTTTGCCCTCTTAGCTATCATTTCCGCTTCAGTCTTATTTGTGTAATAAGCAACCTTTTCAACGGCTCTGTCATGAGCCTGTTCAAGATGAGCAGGCATCAGCTCTTCAATTCCCTCGGGAAGTCTTTTGCAGTTGTCGAGATAATCCTTCCACAGCATTACTCTCTGATGATTCTTGCCGTACTTCAAAATCTGCCTGTATTTAACACCGGCATCGTGAATTTCGTTAACGGCAAAAGTTCCAAGCTTTGACAGACTGCTTACAAAACTGCTTGCGTTCTGAATGTTCGGTTCTTCTTTAATGATGTTGCGGTAAAGCTCAATTTCGTTTGTGCCATATTCACAAAACCTGTGTATATCCGTCTTGCGACATCCAAGCATTTTAAGCAGATTGTTTTCTTTCCAATGAATTTTGTTTAGCTTTAACTGACCGTTCATCAATAAGTCTGCAATCCTATCAAATCCGCCTTTGATCAAATACTCTGCATTGTTGTGCCGGACATATAAATTAAGCCACTTTAAGATTTTGTGAACTGTGTACCTATCTGAAAGCTCATACGCCCCTGAATATTTAAGATCTGTATGAGCAATTACATCAAGATTCAGTAGCACCGTTTGTCCCCAGCTGGACAGTAAGGCTTTTTCTGACGGTCCCCAATACCAAGCAAGACCTTGTGAAGTGTATGGAATAACTCCATCACTTTTCATAAGATGAAACGAACCGTAATAGTAAGAGAACCTTTGCATTGCGTGCTGTTCATACACGTACAAGTATTCGTTCGTAAAAGTGTATTCTGGTAATATTTCAATAGGATTTTCATTGTACAAATCATCGGAAAATAACTGATATGCTGTTACAAATCTGATGTACAGCCTGCCGTCAACGGCAAAGCAAAAACCAAACTTGCGACTTCTTTCAAGACTTTTTCGACCGTAGTGCAGGGCTTTTGCTTCTACGCTTTCCTTGCAATGACCGCACACAAATTTCTGATTATGACAAAGTCGGAGCTGTTCGCCGATATGCCAACTTTGACAGCTTGTGCAGAAATAGTCACAGGTTGTTTTGCTTTTATTTTCGTAGAAAGCATACTGCGGAAAGTACATTGCGATCTGCTTTTCGTGTTCATCTGTCAAGTCGGGAATCTTATTAAGCAGGCTGTCAGGATTTTTGATCATGCTGACACCTACCAATCTATAAGATTGCCGAGGTCAAGAGTTACCGGAGCTTTCTCTTGTTCTGTCGGCTGTTCAAGCTCGTATTCGGACATATGTATCTGCATTGCGAAAGTAACCTTTGCTCCGGGGAAAATCTTACCGACAATCTGCTGATACACATCAAGGTCGGAAACTACAGCGGGGAGCTTCTTTCCCACTTCGTCAATCAGGTTTTCAAGGTTTTCTGCAGCCGTAACGGCTCTTGCAAATTCCTCGTTCTGCTCTGAAAATTCGCAGAGCATTTTCTTTACCGGCTCAAGAATTGCTTTAGATTTACGGTCTTTAAGATTTTTTCCGTTGCACAACTTGATTTTTTTTGTTTCAGAGGATATAATTGAATTAGGCTTATTGTTCTTTGTGCTTGTGGCATTTGCGGTGTCACAGGCACTTTTTTTATTGCTCATTTCTTCACCTCCTCCCCGAAAACATCATACTCATACATACTGTTAATGCGTTGTCTAAGCCTTATGTTTTCGTTTTTGTAACCGTTGATTGCGTCATTCTTAATGCAAAGGTCAAGCCTTGCGTTCTCAA